GTTACAGATAAAATTAAACTCAATGGTGAAGTATCTTTCGCACAAGTGGAAGACGCTGACAACACCTACGGTACAAAACTAGGAGTTAAATACTCTTTCTAATTAAATGACTACAGCCACACTAACAAAACCAAATACCAACTGGCAGAGTTTATGTGACTGGGTTACGAGCACAGACAACCGCCTCTACGTGGGGTGGTTTGGTGTGCTAATGATCCCTGCACTCTTAACTGCTACAACAGCTTTTATAGTAGCTTTCATAGCTGCTCCACCAGTTGACATAGATGGTATACGTGAACCCGTAGCTGGCTCTTTACTCTATGGAAAC